GGCGAGCGAGGCTGGAGCGTGAGTCTCATCGAAGGCAGCTACTTCGCTCAGGTAGAGCTGCCGGTGCGTCCGACGCAAATCGTCGGCGCGGGTGCGACTGCTCGAAAGGCGCTCGAAGACTGCCTGACGCAGGCACGGCGTGCTCATCATGCGCTCTCGGTCGTGCTCGGCCTGGCTGAGGCGCGGACGGTCCAGGTGATCCTCCCAGAGCGGCGGTTTGCCGGCGAATTCGGTGAAGCGTGAGCATCTGGTGCCGCCTGGGCTGGCATCGCTGGCGCCGCGTTGCTGCCCGTGATGGAGCCGCCTACGCACTCGGATGCACCGGGTGCTCGGCGACCTGGGAAGCCCCGCCATGGCCGAAGCCACCACCGCCGCCGCGCAATCTGCCAAAGCCGCCGCTCGGGTGCGGTGCGATCCTCAACATCCCCGATGAGCATCTGCACGTATGCAATCTGCCGAAGGACGGCCACGAATGGCATCAGTGCGACCGCACCGGTCGCGTGTGGGCAGTGAAGTCGCAGGGTCGTTGGGCATGAGCTGCTAGGATTGCCCGTGCAATGGTCGCCGCAACGCGAGACGACGATGACGAGGAAGCCACACTCCGAGCTCAAGCACGGCTGAGCGCCGAGGAGGAGCTCGCCGAGCACGACCTCGGTCTCTTCATCGAACGCACCACGCCAGGCTATAGCTGCCCCGAGCATGCGCGCCCGCTGCTCGACGCGCTCGATCGCAGCATGCGCGAGCCGGTCTATGCGCTCGTCGAGATGGCGCCTCGTCACACGAAAACGGACGACTTTCTCCACGCGATGGTGCGCCGGCTGCGATACCGATCGACCGATCACGTTCAATACTGCTCGTATGCCGCACCCATCGCGCTGCGCAAAAGCCGCAAGGCACGCGAGATCGCGTCGCGCGCCGGCGTGTGGACGACCGACGAGCAGAGGCGCGGCAACAAGTTCGATCCTTCGACCTCGGTGAGCTACTGGCAGACCATCGACGGCGGCAGCTTCACGGCAGGCGGGCGCGGGGGCGCGTTCGTTGGCGACGGCTCCAACATGACCGTCTACGACGACCCGTTCAAGAATCGCGACGAGGCCGAGTCACCCGTCATCCAGGAGAAAGTCATCGAGACGTGGCGCGGCACGCTCGCGAACCGCATCGAGCCGGGTGGCAGCGGCTTCATCACGCACCAGCCATGGAACGACTTCGATCCGATCGCGCTGCTCAAGGCGGAGACGCGCGGGCTCGACGGGCAGCAGTGGGAGGTCATCAGCCTGCCTGCGGTGATCGATGCAGTCTACGATGACGATGGCAATCTCATCGGTGGAACGCCACTCTGGCCTGCGCGCTGGTCGCTGAAAGCACTCTCGCGCATCAAGTATCTCGTCAAGGATTACAACTGGTACTCGCAGTACCAGCTCGACCGGCGCCCGAAGGGTGACCGGCTCTTCAACGACTGCGCTCGCTACGCGCAGCCGCGTGCCGATGGTGCGGTCATCCTCATCAGCTGCGACCCGGGCATCGAAGACAACGAGATGAAGGACTCGAGCGGCATCGTGGTGGGCTGCTGCTATCGGCTGCCGACACCGTTCTATACGCCGGGCACGCCTGACTTCGAGGTGTGGATCGACGTGCTCCTGGCCGAGGATCAGTGGCGCACCATCCCCGATCTGCTCGATTACCTCGAGGCACTGCAGTCCACGATGTTTCCGGGGGCGCCGGTCGTGCTCGAAGAGGTCTCGGCATTCAAGGCGCTGAGCCAGGTCGCCGCCCGCCTCAATAAGCAGCTGACCCTGTACTCGGTCACCCCCAAGGGTAACAAGTATCTTCGAGCGCAGCCGACGGCTGCGGCCTGGAATGCCGGCCATATTCGAACGCCCCTGGAAGGGGCCTGGGTCGCCGATTTCCACCATGAAATGCGGCGTTTCACCGGCAAGGCGGGCGGGAAGGACAACCGGGTTGACGCTCTGACCCAAATGTTCGACGCTGCAGAGCGCGTGCTAGCCTCACTGGCTGCCGCGCAGTCCGGCGGGGATACCGTGATGGCTTCCTCGCCCTTCTGAGGAGACCAAGACCAATGGAAAAGCCCATCGTCATTCTGACGAAGGAGGCAGCTGAAACGCCCGAGCAGGCCGAGAACATGGAGCGAAAGCTTCGCGCCTGGCTCGGGGGCGGGCATGCCGCGCAGGTCGACGCCGACGCGGTGCTCGAAGCCTACGAGCGAACCAAGCGCGCCGGCGAGGCCGACTGATGCTCGTCGAGCTCACCGCGACGCAGGTGCTCGCGCTGCAGCACCGGCTCAATAGCCGCGACTTCTACGACCTGATGCAGCGCTACCGGCACACGCCATTCGAGCAGCTCGAGACCGTCGCGGTGGCCTATTCGGACGTCAAGCGCTTCATCCTCTATGGGAGCTTGCCCGATGGCATCGTCAGATGAGCCGAAAACCCTCGCCGAAATCTGGGCGAAGTATGAACGCGAGGTGATGCCGCGCGATGCAGGTGAGACGCAGCGCCGCGAATCGCGAAACTGCTTCTACGCAGGCGCGGCGGTGCTGTTCAGCATCATCATGCGTAATATGTCCGCGGGTGATGAGCCGCAGCCCGAGGACATGGAGCTGCTCGATAATCTGGCGGCCGAGATCAAAGCCTTCGAGCTCGAGACAGTCGAGCGTGCCGCACGCGCTCGTGGCGGCAGGTCGGCGTGATGGGCCCGCCGCATGTCTTCCGCACCGGCGATGAATGCCGGATCACCTATGCTGGCAAGAACGTGCCTGGCAAGGTCGTGCTCGCGAGCGAGAACGGCAGAAGCCTCTATCTGAGCTTCGACGAGATGCTCGGCGGGTACGTGGGCGAGATGCCCGTGCTCTGGGATGAACCTAACGAGCGCTTTCTCTGCCTCGTGCAGTCGCGCGTCGTCCACCTGCGGCCGAAGGCTGCGACGCTGTGAGCACCGAGCCGTCAATGCCCATGGAGGTGGCGGAGGTGCTGCAGATGGCACTGCGCTTCACCCGCGCGTTGACCGCTGCCGAGCGGCTGGCGTTCGTCACGACGCTGACTCGTCTGGTCTTCCAGGACATCGCCGGCCCGAATCTCAACATCTACCGAGACCTCGTGGGTCACATGACGCAGCGGCTCACGGAGACTCCCATGATGCGAGCGGGCGCGGCGAAAGGAGGCAATTGACGGCCTGGTCGGCACCGCAGTGCGATGACTGCTGGGATCGGCTGAACCCGAGCGACCCCTCGCCTCGCACTGCGGGTGGGCCGCCCGAAGCCTGCGTCCACTGCGGGAACCTCACGGTGAGTGGCATCTACGTGAGGGGCGAGCAGGCTGCTGCATCGCGGGCCGCAGCCTGGGAGCACTTCGTATACCGCCTCATGGGGCGCTGCGATGCGATGGCCGGCGCAGTCACGTTGAGTCGGGACGAGCTCGCGATGCTGTCATATGCACTCGGCAATTTCTGCGGCTGGATGCGGCAGCGAGAGGAGCGGGACGATGCAGGTGCGTGAAAGCGTGCTCTTCACTGCCGATACGCGGCAGCTCATCCACGAGACCTATGCCGGGCACTACATTCTGACGAACCTCGGTATCGACCCGAGCGAGGTGTTCGTGCTCATCCAGCGCGTCGCCAACGTGCAGCCCGTCGGATCGCTGTTCGTGATCATGAGCGCGCAGCGCGGCTTTCGCACGTGCAACATCCCCGTCAGTCACGTCCGGAGCGTGAAGGACGGCAAGCGATTCGAGAAGGCATGGATTCGCTTTCACGCCGAAGACAAGCCGAAGCTGAGCGACGCGGAGCTCGACCGCATCGTCCATGACACCACGATGTGGAGGCGCCGCGTCGAGGTGATCACTGCACTCGTCCACAAGGGCTTCGTGCTCACGCCAGGCGAGATGATCCAATGAGCTCGGTCGAATTCAACTACGTCACGGCCATCGCCGACGCGCAAATCATTCCGCTGCCGCGCCCGGAGGACGAGATCGTCGCCGAGCTCGACGAGGCTTGCGTGCGGGATGGCATGCTGCAGCCGATGCCGGCCGCGTTCTATGCTTCTCGCCTGCAGGTCGAGCTCGCCGCGTGGTGCGTGCGGCGTGGCTTCTACTGCCTGCCGACGGTCGAGCTCATCGACTGGCTGCGCGAGCGCATCGCCGGTGAGAGCGCCATCGAGATCGCAGCAGGCAATGGCACCATCGGCAGAGCGCTCGGCATCCCCATCACCGACTCTCGCCTGCAGGAGCACCCCGATCTCCGGCAGCACTACGAGAGCATCGGGCAGGGCATCACCCACTACCCGCCGGACGTCGAGAAGCTCACGGCGCTCGAAGCCTGCGAGAAGTATCGACCGAGCGTGGTCATCGGCGCATGGGTGACCTGGCTCTATGACATTCGCCATCATGCGCGCGGCGGCAACGCACACGGCGTGGATGAACGGAAGATGCTCGGCATGCCTTTCGTGCAGCGCTACATCCACATCGCCCACCACCGAGTGCATGCACGCTCACCGCTGCGCGACGCGACGCACGAAGTCTGGTATTTCCCCTGGCTCTTTGCTCGCCCGCTGGATCCGTCCAACGGCATCTGGGAGTGGTGCACGTGATCAAGGCACGCACCGGCATGCCCATCATGTTCGACGGCGCCGTGGTTGGCCTGGCAGGCGTCCACGTGATGATCTTCTTCGGTGAGACCGAGCGCGCCATGCTCGACGAATTCGCCAAGCGCGGGCTCTTGAGCCCCGATCAGTCTGCCGCGGCATATGCTGCCGCCGCCGCCGCGGAGAAACGCACGCAATGATCATCGACATCAGCAAGATGGAGCGAGCCTGGGTGTTGATGAGGCTATTCAATGCCGCTCGCCCGCTCGGCCTCGGAAAGTTCGCGGATGCACACCGCGGCCCGCTGCGAGAGATGACGCTCGACGAGGCGCGAACCATCATCAAAGACCGCGAAGCAATGCCGTGCACGGCCTGGGAGCGCTACTACTTCGACTACGTGCATGGTCGCCCGCTCAAGCTGCAGCTCGAGGGTCCCGAGCTCGATGATGCCTTGTGCAGCCGCAGCCCTCGGGGTCGGCTGATGAGCAGCTCTGCGATTACCCGGTCACGCGCCGCGGGAAGGTGACGACCTGCAGCCGGCACATCTGCCGCAAATGCGCCGAGACCATCGACGGCGGCGACTTCTGCCCGCCCCACGCGCGCCTCTGGGATAAGACCGTCGGCGCTCGCACCGTCACGGTCTGCGCGAGCTGCCTCACGGCTGCATGCTGGCAGGGCGAGCTGATGTGCATGAACGCAGGCTATGCCTCGGTCACGACGCGCACCGTCGCCGAGCTCCGCCGCCTCGACCGCGAGCACCCATCCATGTACGATGAAGAGCGGATCCGGAAGTTCGAGGGACGCTGATCATTGAAGCAATGCAGGCACTGCGGCGAGCTCCTGCCGGAGCCGCCTGATTTTCACTATCCGCACTGGGATCGGCTCGTGCGGGCGCTGATGTGGGGCTCGTCACTGACGCTGATAGCGGGCATGATTCACCTAGCGTTCGCGGCGTCCTTCGCGCCCTGCCTCGGCTGGTCCGCGCTTTCATTCATTCTGCGTGGCCTCTGGGGCCTGACGTGGCAGCATATCGAACGGCAGATGCAACGAGTGAGTCAGTGGAACGATGCGATCGAAGCCCACTTCAAGCGCCATGGCCTCGGGTGATCGATTGGATCATCGTGCAGCTCTGGCCGGTGCTGCTCGTGCCGCCGCTCGCTCTGCTCGCGCTCGGGCTCGAGCTCCACGATCGCTGGAAGGGTCGCAAGTGACCCGGGGGCGCTCGTGAGCACTCTGCGGCAAGCCTCAGCCCGGTTCATCGAGGCAGGGCGCGCACTCGGGCGCGTCGAGGCCCTCAAGAGCGCTCGCGCCGAGCTCATCACCCTTGTGGGTGAGCTGCCGAGCGCGGCCGATGCCGAGCAGCAGGACATCATCAATAGCCTGCAGAAGCTCTCGAAGAAGCACGCCGGCGCGATCGGCCTCCTAGAGGCCGAAGCCAAGCGCGCGCAAGAGCAGGCGCACGAGCTCATGCATCGCATCGAGCACCCGGGGGCGCGGCTCGCGCGGCGCCTGGTGATGGCCGTTCGCGCCGCTCGGCGTGCCTGGGTGAGCGGAAGGTGATCACCAGGCGATGAAATGATCCCCCTGGGATCACCATCGCCACACTTTGCTTGCAGGCCCTTCGGCGGAACCTGTATATGTATCGGTGAACCAAGACCAGCGGGGGAGGGGATTCCCCCGGGGAAAGGCACCGAATGTCCGCGAGATACTCCGAGGAAACGAAGCGCGCAGCCGTCCGCGGCTGGCTGCTGAAGGGTGACGTCACGACCGCAGACTACTGCGCGAGCTCAGGCGTCGCGTATGGTTCGCTCGTCGTCTGGCGCGAGCAGTACGCGAAGGAAATCAAGGCGGAGCTCAAGGCAGCCGGCAGCAACGGCACGACCGAGCACGCGACGAATGGCAATGGGCATGCTCGCGTGCCGTCGCCCGTCGTGCCGACCACCGAGGCCGATGCTCTGCGCAAGCGCATCGCCGAGCTCGAAGCAGAGAACGCCGACCTCAAGGCTTGGGTGAAGAAGCTGCTCTGATGGACGAGTGGGCCTTCAAGCGGTCCATCACGCTGCTCATGGCGATGGGGCTCATCGACAAGGAGCAAGCTGCAGAGGTCGACAGACTTGCCGGCGAGCTCGCCACGCGCATCTGCAACGGCGAGCTGACTGAGGAGCAAGCAGGCGCGCTCGCTCAGGAGCTCGCCCTTAAGCACGCGGCGCAAACGCGAGCTCGCCGGCAGACCTAGGGGCGCTGCAGCAGCAGATACCGCATCGACCCGCTCTCATGCAGCCAGGGGTCGAGGATGATCTGCACGTTCGGGTCGACGGAGGCGAGCAGCGCGTCCGGATGCTGGATCATCGCGAAGCCATCACAGGGCGGAAAGTTCAGCGTCTCGAGCGCCGTCTGTAGCTTGTCGACGGTCGAGAAGACAGGCAGGGCGAGCGTGGCCGCACCGATGCGAACGACCATCGCACCGTCGTCAGCCATGAGCATGAACTTGCCCATCAGCCCGATCTCGATGGTCGCCGGCGGTGTGGAGGGCATCGCCGGCGGCCGCGGTCCGCCGTACCAGAGCTCGATGAGCTCTTTCGGCGCGCAGCGCAGCTGGTCGCACTCCTCGAAGAGCGGCCGCAGCCGGTCGAGCTGCGCGCGCAGGAACCTGAGCGGCGGGCTCACGCGGTCAGGGTCGAGCACCGACTCGCTCACGTCGAGCGCCGCGCTGTAGAGCACGTGGAAGTCCTTCACGAGGTACGGGATTTCGGGCGGCTTCATACCTTTGCCTTCGGCGAGAACATGTCGACGAGCATCTCGCGGGGGATGGTGTTTGGCGCGAGCAACACCGCGTAGAGCTCGGGCGGGCGCTTGCCATAGTCGATGAGCGCGAGCGGCGTGTGCTGGCCGCGCACCGCGCGGAGCTCCTCGACCTCCGCCCACATGTCGATGCCGCGCATCTCATAGCGCAGGGTCTTTGCGACCGGCGGCGAGCCGGGCTTCTCTCGCACGTTGAAGACAGGCACGCCAGGCGGCGCAGTGCGGGCGACGTCTCGCACGAGCGCGAGCATTGAGGGTTCGTTGCCGCTCGCCACGTTGATCCAGAAGGTCTCGCTCATCGTGCGACCTCGAGCTGAGGCGCGCATCGCGAGCACAGGTCAGGCTTGACCCAGCGGCATGGCTCGCCCGTGATCTCGATGCATGCTCGGCAGTCCTCGTCGGTGCAGCCGCACAGGCGACAGATGCCGATCGCGAGGCCTCGCCCGATGTAGAGCAGCTGCTCGGCGAGCAGCTCAACGATCACTTTCACGTACGCGAGATGGCGGTAGTTGTGTTTGCCAAACATCGGCTCGTGGAACATGTGAGTCCGGAGATGCGGCGGGAGGAAGCTGTCCGAGCCGCGCATCGCAGCCTCCATCGCCGGCTGATAGTCCCAGCCGTGACCGCAGTCGAAGCCGAAGACCCAGCGCCCGCCGACGGCCTCACCCGAGAATGTGAAACCACCATGCGTCTCGAGACGCCGGTCGAGCATGCCGTAGTCCTGTCCATGCAATGGATGCCCTGCAGGCACGGCGACGTACCCCATGAGCGCACCAGAGAGGCCAGCGTTGCGAGCTATCTGGCACCAGTAGTCCGGATCCTCGGCGAGCCGCCACGCGACGAGATCCGGCTCATCCTGCCAGGGTCCTGGCCCCCAGCTGCGCTTGTCGATCACATCCCGCAGCTCGAGCACCTGCCCGGGGACGAGCTGCGCGATGCGCTCGATTGCTGATGCCTGCGCCGCTTTCACGCGGACAATGGCAGCGTCCTCGTCGAGCTCGCGCTCGTCGTCGTTGGTCTCGGTCATGTGATCCATATACAGGATCGGTCTTGACATCGCCAGCTGAGCAATGGTGCACTGACCGCCCGAGCCGGGTAGTCTGTAAGGCATGCCCAGCAAGCGCGCTGCCGCCGCTCGTGCCATAGCTCCGAAGCGCATCGCGAGCTCGAAGCGCACGGCAGGTCGACGGCGCACGGCGACCTCGGGCGCGCCGGTACCGCCCGCGAATCCGACGGTGCTCAGCCGCGAATTCTTCGGCGAGCGCGTGCCACGCGAGGAGCAGTGGCGCACCTACTATGGTCGCTCGCTCGACCTCAACCGCATCGAGCATGCGCTGCGCAGCGCGAATTGCGGTTACATGCGGCCTCTCACGGACATTTCGCGCGAGACCGTGGCGCTCGATGGCCATCTATCCGCACTTCTTCAGAAGCGGCTCAATCGCGTCGCGGCGCTCGATTGGGACATTCAGCCCGCAACCGGGCCCGGCGTCGATGAAGAGCGCGCCGAGCGCTATGCGACATTCGTCCGCTGGCAGCTCGAGCTCATCCCGAACTTCCGCGATCGGTTGACCGATCTCGCCTGGGGCACCTTCGATGGCCGTGCAGCGAGCGAGATCAACTGGGAGGCGCAGGGGCGGCAGTGGTGGGTGCGCGACCTCTGGTGGATTCACCCGCGCCGGCTCTCATTCGGCCCAAACCGCGATATCCGCGTGATCGATGCCTGGCGCGACACGGGCGGCTTCCAGGACATCGGCTTTCCCGTAGAAGCGGTGCCGCACAAGTTCGTGGTCTACCGACCGCGGCTCTTCAACGACTACCAGGAGCGCGAAGGCCTCGCGCCTCCGTCGCTCTACTGGTCGTTCTTCTGCAGGTTCGGCACCCGCGAGCGCATGGCGCTGCTCGAGCTCTTCGGCAAGCCCTGGCGCATCATCCTGCCGGAAGCCGATAAGCCGGTGAACATCGAGTCGATGAACACCGCTTATCAGACGATGCTCAACCTCAGCGGGCAGACCGTCGCGCGCATGCCGCCCGGCTTCAAGGTGCAGGTCGAGCAGCCCCAGCAAGGTGCGGGCGATGTGCACGACGAGGCGATCGATCACGCCATGAAGGTGCTCTCGAAGCTCTACCTCGGCAGCACGGGCACGACCGATGCCGTGAGCACCGGCCTCGGCTCATCCATCGGCGATGCGCATCTGTCCGAAGAGGATCTGCTCATCGCATCCGATGCCCGCCGGCTGAGTGAAGCGGTCGAGAGCCAGCTCACCGACAGCATCATCGCCGTGAACTTCGGTCCGATGGAGGTGCGGCACGCGCCGCGCTTCTTCCTGCGCACGGATCCACCGCTGGACCGCGAGAAGGAAGGCGCGCGAATCCAGAAGGCGCTCGACATCGGGCTCGAGGTGGCAGTCGAGGAAGCACGCGAGAAACTCGGCGTGCGCGAAATCAAGAACGGCGAAGCGTACCTGAAAAAGGTCCTGCGCCCGGTGGAGCTCGGCATGGTGCAACAACCCGCAGCGCCCGAGATCGTCTATCCAGCAGGCACCGCGCCATCACCTGGCGAGATCACCGATGCGCCGCTCGTCGCCACGAACTTGCCGGACGACGGTGGGACTCTCCCTCCTGGCTCACCGCCGCCCGGTTCTTTACCACCTGGAGGAGGCGAGCCGCCGGCGCCAGCGCTGCCGCCCGGAGCCCCGCCGATCGGGACGAGCTCGTCCGGCACCGACGACTCGGCAGCAGCACTCGCCGCGAAGATGACCGAGCTGCAGATCGCAGCCTGCGAGCATGGCCACCGCAACCGCTGCCGCATCTGCGGGATCGAGCGCGTGCGAGACGTCGAGGTGAACGACGCCGGCGAGACGGTGTGGCCCATCAAGTGGCGGCCGATCCCCGCCGCCGTGATGCCCGAGCTCGCCGGCAAAAGCGCATGGCTCGTGCTGCTCAAGAGCCGCCTGCGCGAGCAGCTGCCGGAGAGCGAGCTCGAGGAATTCGAGGCTGCGCCGGTCGAGGAGCTTCGGCACATGGTCGAGACGCTCACTCGGGCGCCCTCGGCCACCGTCGAGCTCGTCGAGAACGACACCGACGACGACGACCTGGAGGACAGCTGGCGCGAGCTCGCGGCGCGGGCGAGCTGCGAAGCCTGCGAGCATGGCGAGCACATCACCCTCGCCAAGCAGCCGAGCACCGTCTTCGGCTCGCCCGAGACCATCGTCGAGCACGGCATCACGCATGGCGCGCGAGCGACCGGTGACTTCGCGGCATTCCTCGTCGAGGCCGTCACCGGCAAGAGCACGGCGAGGGGCATCCGCGCGGCCATCGATGCCGCGGCCAAGCGCTACGGCTACGACGAGATCGCCGAGACGGTCGAGCCCGAGCTCCTCCATGGCTGCATGCTCGGCGCACTCGATGCCGACTTCGAGATGGAGGAGAACACCACGATCGAGGTCGAGAGCTTTGCCGCGCTGCACGCGATGATACTCGCGCGCAAGGGCTTCGAGCTCGTGGATCCGGTGCGCGACACGAGCTTCGCCAGCCGCCCGATGGAGCAAGCGATCAACGAATTCCTCAAGCGCGAAGTCGTGACCGAAGCCGAGTTCGCGAGCATGGAGGCTGCTGCCAAGCGCCGCGCCTTCACGGTGGCGCGCATGGCGAACAAGGAGATGGTCCGCACGGTCAAGCGCGAGCTCGTCCGACAGCTCGCCGTCGGCGCCGATCTGCGCGAGTTCGGCAAGCATGCCGCAGCCCGGTTCCAGAGCGCCGGGTGGACGCCTGCCAACCCGAGCCACGTCGAGACCATCTTCCGCACCAACGTGATGAACGCCTATAGCGGCGGACGCGTGCGGCAGATGAGCCAGCCCGAGGTGCTCGAGGCGCGGCCATTCTGGCAGATTTTGACGGTCAACGATGGCCCCCCGCGGCAGCGCAAAGAACACCGCGCAGTGCACGGCGTGGTGCTTCGCGCGAACGATCCTTTCTGGCGGAAAGCGATGGCACCCTTCGGTTACAACTGCCGATGCCGCGTGCGCAGCCTGTCGATCAAGCAAGGCGCGCCGAAGGTGATGGAGGGCACGAGCATTCGCGATCTGCCCGATGCGGGGTTCGCCAGCGGGATCGACACGCTGCTATGAGGACGCTGCCGTTCATCATGCACTTCGCCGACCACGATCTCGTGTGGGACGTGCCGATGCCCGAGGACGGGCTGCGGCATCAGCTGAGCGTCGAGTATTACCAGGGCAGGGCGAGCCTGCAGGTCGATGGTGGTCCCTCGCAGGACCTCGGCGAGCCGCGCCGCGTGCCGCGGCAGGACCGATCCATGGATCATGTTTCGCACGACGAGCCCGGCGGGCGCGTTGCACCGAGCTGATCGCGGCCCGTAGACTTGAGCGCATGGCTGCTGCCGCGCGCGCCTACGTCAACCGAGCCACGTTCTTCGCAGACACCGTCGTCGCCTTCGACGCTCCGGCGAACGATACCGCCGCGCCCGCCAAGCGCGAGGTCCCCGAGTATAAGTGGATCCACTGCTGCAACGAGGGCGTCTACCGCGGGCACCATCAGGGTGAATTCACGATGACCGGCGCGGTCTTCGAGTCGTTCATCAAGAATTTCCGCGCCGATCCGCAGTACGCGACGGGCAAGCTCAAGGTCGGCGACGAGGCACACGAGGGCGGCTGCCGCCCGGTCCTGCAATTCGACTACGAGCACGCGAGCGAGATGCCGCCGTGGGAAGGCAGCATCGCGAGCTCGGGCGCGCCGGCGTGCGGCTGGGTGCTCGAGGTCGAGGTCCGCCAGGGCGCGGATGGCAAGGCGCAACTCTGGGCGCTGGCGCAGCTCGGCGAGCAGCTTCGCGGGCAAATCGCGCGGAATGAGTATCGCTCGGTGAGCATCGCCTTCACGCTCGATGGCGTGCACTGGGTCACGGGCGAGCCGATCGGCCCCGTTCTGACGAGCATCGCCATCACCAACCACCCCTTCATGCGCGACCTCGAGCCGCTCGCCGCTGCCAATCGACCTACTGGCGCGCCGGGCGCGCGCACTGTAAAACGATCACACCAGCCGTCGGAGGCGCCCGGCGCTCGGTCTTCTCTCAACCCGGGTGACCACACGATGAGCGATCAACTCCGCGAGCGCCTTTGCAAGCTGCTCAAGATCAACATCCGTCTCGATGACGACGCCGTGGGCGCCGCCGTGGAAGAGGCGGTCGAAGAGGGCGATACCGCAAAGAGCGGGCTCAAGGCAGTCCTCGAAGCGCTCGGCGTCGCCGACGTCGATGCAGTGCTCAAGGCCCTGCCCGAGCTGCAGAGCGCCGAAGAGAAGCTCGCGGCAGCGCTCGCCGAGCTGCAGGCGATCCGCGGTGCGGACGCCTCCATGGATGGCGAGATGAGCGAGCTCGACGTGGCTGCGGCGATGAGCGCGCAGAACTACAAGGGCGACGGTGCGAAGAAAGCGCTCGGGGCATTCCGCGCGCAGTGCGTAGCGAATGCCATCGCCGCGCTCGCAGCGACGAAGCCGAAGGGCGATGAGCCAACGATCGTCGAGCTGCGGGAAGCGCGAAAGAAGGGGCGCGAGACCTTCCTCACCGAGTACGGCGTGAAGGACAGCGACAAGATCCATCTCACGCGCTCACTCGTGGCGGGACCGAACGGCAAGCAGCTCGAGCCACCGAAGGACGGCAAGGTGCTGCCCATCGAGGAGCGCGGCTCGCCCGAGATCACCATCGATCTGCGCGGCCTGAAGGGTCGCAACACGACCGAGAAGCTCATCACGCATCTCACCAAGAATGAGCCTGGCTTCGAGAAGCTCTCTTGGGAACGAAAGGTCACGCGCGCTGGAGAGGTTCGCCGATCCGCGCAGCTCACCGTCAACTGACGCCGGCATCCGGCAACCCACCCAACACAATCAGACAACCAGTTCGGGAGGTAGGCGCACCTCGCGAGAGCAGCTCGAAGGAGAGCACCCGCAATGCCTACACCCAGAGCAATCGTGCCGGATAACGGCGGCGTACGCGCCGGCCTGAACAGCACGGGTTCGACGATCGCGACGCATCGCCTCGTCAAACGCAGCACCGCGGTGGACACCATCGCGCCCGAGACCGATGGCACTGCAGCCTCCATCGGCGTCACCATGGCTGCGATCACCGACGGCTATGCCGGCGACGTGCAGGTCGAAGGACGCGCAATCGTAGAGGCCGGCGCTGCGATCGCCATCGGCGCCAAGGTCATGGGCGGCACCGGCGGCAAGGGCGCGACCGCGACCGCTGCGAAGTGGTTCATCGGCATCGCCAACACTGAGGCGCTCGTCGACGGCGACCTCATCGAAGTCGACATCCAACCCGGCATCATGCCCGCCTGAGCGGCGCGGAAAGCAAAAGGCACATCAGATGAAAAGCTCATCCACCGCGCTGCTCACTGCTGCATCGCTGTCGGCTCCCGACAACCGGCAGCTCAGCGTTCGCCTCGTCGAGGACGTACCCGGCTACGGCAAGGCGGGCGATACCGTCATGCTCACGCTCTCACCGAGCGACGTGACCATCTCGGAGGAGATGGACACCTTCATGGTGGGCTACAAGCCCATGGGATTTCGCGCCGACGAGGCGTGCCCCATCATGCTGGTGGACAAGGACACCGCGCAATATCGGATCTTCGGGCTCAACAACGCCTTCAAGCGCGTGAACGTTCTGAGCTCGATCCAAGCTGATATTCCGGAAGTCGACCCCGAGAGCTCGCTCGACAGCTACCTCGTGCAGGAGCGCGCGCTCGGCGGCTTCATCCCCGCAGTCGTGCAGCTCAACGCTGACGAGGGCGCTGGCCTGTACGATCCGCGCATGGCCGTCGGTCGTCGCATCAGCTGGGCGCTCGCGCTCGAGCGTGAGGTGCGCGTCTGGGATCTGCTCACCACGAGCGGCAATTGGAACGCGAACAACCGAGCCACCATCGCCGCCGGCGCCGAGTGGAATGACACGGTCAACGGCGATCCGATGCTCGACCTGTTCGACCGCATCGAGGCCTCGGCGCAGATCGTGACGGGCATCTTCCTCAACCCGCAGGTGGCGCATGCGCTCTTGCGCAGCGAGTCGGTGCGCTCCCATATGCGGACGATGCTCGGCGACAGCGCAGTGCAGGCGCAGGTGGCAGCCGCGAGCGCCGCGCAGGTCAACATGGACTTCAGCATCCCTGGCCTGCCGCCATTCCACATCGTCTCGAGCAAGGTGCTCAACGAGACGAGTGGCCTGCTCGACTTCATCCTCAACGACAGCGTCGTGCTCGTCAGCAACCCCGGTCCCGATCAGCCCATCACGGGTGAGGAGATCATGACGTGCAAGACCTTCCGCCGGCGCGGGCCGAGCGGCAATGGCTTCACGACGCGGGAGTTCCCGCTCGACCGACGCGGCCTGCATGGCGGCGTATTCATGGCCTCCGGTCACGCCGAGCAGGTCAAGATGGTCGCCAACAACGTCGGCGGCGTGATCTTCGACACGCTGCAATGAACCGCGCGATGGTGATGAGAGTCGTGATTGCGGTCCTGTCCGCTGCCGTGGGTGCAGTCGGCGGCACGCAATACGCGACGGTAGAGTCTGGCTGCTGCGCTTGTCCGCAGGCGCAGCCAACCCCCTGAACCCGCAACCCTCCTTCCCTTTCGTACACCCAATGGGGCCCGCGCGAAGTCACGCACGCGCGGGCCCTTCTGCTTTCTGGTACGCTCCAGTCTCTAGGAGGTCTCATGGCAGCAGAAAAGGAAACCAGCGCGCGCATCCTCGAAGACGACCGCGTCGACTACCGGCACGACGGCAAGACGCACATCACCGAGTCGGGGCGCGTGGCGATCAGCAACTGGATCGGTCGCATCGGAAACAAGCGCGTGCGCGTGTACCGCGGCGCCTCCGAGAAGAGCGTGCCTGAAGCCGTACGCAAGGCGATGGCCGCGAGCGGCGTCCACTTCGGCATCGTCACGCTCGCCGAGCTCGGGCTCAAGTCGCTGCCTCCGAAGGCAGCCCGCAACTACCCGCCCGAGCAGCCCCAGGGTTGAGCTGAGCCGTGGCGATCAGCATCGGCAGCCGCGCCATCCTCGAGGCGACGATCACCGCGCAGAAGGTGATCCAGCTCTTCGACGACGATGGCGACGGAGCGGTGGCGAGCAGCGACCTCACCACGCTGAATACGTTCATCGCGCGTGCCGATGCCGTGACGGTCGGCATCCTGCTCCACAAGGGCTTCTCGGTCGCGCAGCTCACCGAGCTCGCCGCCGATGATCAGATCAAGCATGCCTGGGCCTGCATCTGCGCGCAGCTCGCCGGCGAGCGGAAGACCGAATGGCTCGACGAGAATGGGAAGGGGCCTTACGAGGCGATGGGCGCGCGCGCGCGCTCTGACCTCACCAGCATCGCAACTGGGCTCACTCGGCTCGAAACGGAGACGACGGCAGGCAGCAACGCCACGATCAGCGGCGAGTACCGGGCGCCATGCCCGCCGTTCGTCTTCAACGCCGACCCGCGCGACCCCTACCGTCGCCCTCCAGGAGGATTCTGATGAAGCCCACCGTCGGACGCATCGTTCACTACCAGGCCTTCGGCACGCCGGGCGGCGAGTACCCGTCCGTGCCGCGCGCCGCGGTCATCACGCAGGCGCTGCCGCTGCCCGATTTCGATGACGGGCGCGTTCGTCTCATGGATGGGATCGGCGCGAGCGATGAACGCAACTACGTCATCGGGCTCTGCATCCTCAATCCCACCGGAATGTTCTTCAACCCCGACGTGAAGTTCGACGCCGAGGGCAAGCCCGGCACGTGGCGCTGGCCGCCGCGCGATGGCAGCTAAGAGCGCCCCGAAGATCGAATATTCCGAACTCCAGAGCGCCATCCGGCTGTTCCAGGAGCGAGGCAATCGCACGATCAGCGAGCTGCAGCCGAGCATGGCCGCGGCGCTCGCCGCCGAGGTGGAGGAGGTCTTCGAGACCGAGGGCTATGGCGAGTGGGATCCCTTCTGGTGGCAGGCGCGCGGCGAGCCGAAGCCGAAAGGGCGACGCTGGGGCGGTGAACCGAAGCTCCTGCAGGACACGGGCAACCTGGTCGGCAGCATCACGCCGGCGTGGGACGACAACACGATCGAGGCGTACACGAACGTCCGCTATGCGAAGTTCCACGTCACCGGCACCAAATACATGCCGGCGCGCAACTTCATGGCCATCGACCTCGCCGCCTTTGAACAGGACGTCGCCGACATGATCTTGCTTCGCCTCGACCGCGTCGCTGCGGCAGAATGAGCGCATGGCCCAAGCGCTCAGGACGAACAACATCCAGAAGCTCGCCCGCGCGCTCTTCGCGCAGGTCTCGGCAGCCACGGGCGTTCGCGCGACGGGCGCGGTCACGGTCACGGCCAATGCCGGCGCTCCTGACAAGGTGCTCGACGCGAACACCTATCTGCTGCCGGTGGTCGGCGGCCAGTTGCGCGACGATCTGCTCTTCAAGGTCAGCCGCAATCCGAGCTCGAGCGATGGCAGCTGGACGGTGCCTTCCGGCACGAGCGCGTCGGTCGCGATCAAGAGCAACGTCGGCGGCGCGCGCCACAACCTGGCCGAGGACACCGTCTTCCAGTTCGACCCGCCGATCTCCGACTTCGCCCAGACGGCGACGCTCGATGCCACGATGACCGACGGGAGCGATTCGGGCATCATCGCCCGCTCGGTCGCGTTCTTCGAGGACATCGACTCGAGCAACCCGTCGCAGGACATTTTTGCCGCAAAGCTCGGCGCCTACCCGGCGCTGATGCTCGTGTGGCAGGACACCGAGCCCGCCGAGGGCGTCACCGCCGGCATGCGGCAGGGCGGCACGCGTGGCGCCCGGAAGGTGCGCTTCATGCGCGAGACCTACGTGCTTTATCCCATCGCTGGGCGGCTGGAGATGGATCACTCGCGCAGGCAGGAGGGCCTCATGCTGATGGAGGCCTGCACCCGGCTGCTCAGCGATAGGCAGACCAACATCGACGGTGAGATCCTGTCCGCCGTCGGCGCCGGCGTCGACATCAACGGCCGCACGCGGCTGCGCCGAGGCCCCAAGCACTACATCTACGGGATCCAGCTGCGCGTAAACACGGTGCTGCAGCCCATCGACGAGCGCACGTTCAACGAATGGAACACGACGGTGATCCAGGGTTCGCTGCCCGGACGCGAAGCGCCCGAGCCGACGGAACCGATCGAGGTGGTGGACGTGACGGAGGAGATGCCGTAGCTTTTCGTCCATGGGCGATCCGGCGGATGCCTTCGGGCTATTCGTGAGCTGCGTTGAAGGGCAGCCCGTGACTCGCTTTGGGACCCGGGTGCTCATCGGTGCCGCACGTGACCTGACGCAGCCGCGAAAGGTGAACTACGACCCGAA